CTCGACTTCCTTGTTCGGATTGGCCGCCATCGCGACGTAGTGTTCCGTCGTCCCCCCGGCCGGGAAATTCGACTCCCCCTCGCCGACATTCGGGTTGTTCAAATAGACGACGTGGGGCTTTTTTCCGGTGACGATGGTCTTTCGGCACGGAACAATGTGCCAAACGTATTCCTCGTAGTTTTCTTGGACGTATTCCCCGAAGTCCCCCGGACTCCAATGGGTCCCCGTGCCGTGTATCCGGCTTGGGTCGGCCGCGTTCATCGACGGCTGGATCAAAAGCTCCTCGATGTTGTTGAACCAGCGGACGGCGTCTTGGCGGACAAGCTCGGACTCCATGCCCTTCTCGCCGACCAAGTCGTCCGGGGAGATGATGTCGTAGTGGCCGCCCTGCGAGGCCCCCCGGATGCCGACGCACTCGATTGTCGCCTCCGGGTAGATTCCCACGCGGGGAAACTCCAGGTACAGGCTTGACCAGCGATGGGTTTTCGTCCATGAATCGTCCACAAGCTGGAGTTCCGGGTAGAGCCAGCGGAGCCGGGCGTTCCGCAGAACCTGGTTTCCGATTTGCAGGACCCACTTGGCCGCCGTGTCCTGTTTTTCGGACGGGATCAAAATGCGGACCTCGGGGTTCCGCAGATACTCCCAGAGGTTCCCCCAGATGGTCAGGCAGGTCGTCTTTCTCCAGAATCGCGGCATGAAGACGAATTGCCGCAAAACCCTGGGGTCTTGCCACGAGTCGCAGATGGGTCCGTGGATTTCGGGGATGATGTCCCCGCCGCTTTTGGGGGAATACCCGCCGACTTCCTTGATGAAAAAGAAAAGCCGCTTGTCGCAGGCCCTCCGGTGGGCCAGCCACTCCGCCCGGTCGCTCTCCGGGAGGCGGCGGTACCATTCCCGAAGGATGGCTTGTCTGTCGAAATTCATTTAATTGAACGCAGGAGTTCGTCTATTTCCGAGGCGTGGTCGGGCCTCAGGGCGGGCTTTTCGGGGACGTCAAACGTCTGGGCCTTGCCCCCCTTGGCCGCCGATTCCCGGTCGGGGGACAACGCCCCCATCTGCCGGGCGATGCTTTTGGCGGCCTCGATGCGGTCCTTGTCGGACGATTCGGGGTCGTCCCGGATGGACTTCCAGACCCTCAAGTTTTCATCAAGTTCTTGGAGATTCTTTTCCCGCCATTCCGCGATGAGTTCCCGCCTCGTGCGCTTCTCAAGTGACATCTTCGTAAAATTTCTCCCATAACGTTTTCCTGATTTTGTCCAACCGCCGCCGGGAAACGTTCCGGAAGTCCCACTCGTTCCGGAATTTGTTGAACGCCGGGTCGCGGGTGAAATACCGCATCTCCTCTATGGCATACGGAGAGTCCTTGCGCTCGTCGTAGACCTCGACGCGCCCCCCGTGGTATCCGTGGTAGTCCGGGTTGAAGATGGCCTCCCCGATAAACGACAGAAAATACCGCCGCCATTGGAATTTCATCGCGGCCCTCCCTCCAGGTGGCGCTTAATCCAACCGATGTCTGTCTTGATTACCCCCAGGTCCACCTTGACGCCGGAGACGCACTCTTCCACGGCGCGGATTCTCTGCTCGTGATTGTCACAACGTTCCGGATTCGGGCCGAGCTTGTATTTTTTTCTCATAGAATACTCCCGCCACCATTTGTAGACGTTCCACGCGCCCAAGACCACGAGCGCGGCCGCCGTCCCAAGTGCCACAAGAGTCTGCTTGTCCATGCCCCCTCACTTCTTCAATAGAGTATACGCCGCGACACCGGCGGTGGCAACCAGCACCCCCGTCTTGACCGTGCCCGACATCCGGGCTATCCGCAAATCACGGGCCAAAACCCTCTGGAGCCTGTCGCAGGCGTCGGCCCGCTCCCGCTCCGCCTTCCACATCTCCAAATACCCTTCCGAGATTTTGACCTGGTGGTTGTATTTTATCGTCCACCCGTCGACGGCCCGTTCGAGATTGACAATCACGGCGTCCTGGGCGGAGATGATGTCGGCCATTTTTTTGACCTCGTTTGTCAAAATTACGACCCTTTCCGCGTCCGTCTTGGCCGCAGTCAGGGCCGTCTCAATGACCTTCAGGTCTTCTTTCAGGGCGGCCGCCGTAAGTTTCCCCTTCAACGCCTCGGCCTCGGCCTTGGCGACGGCCGCTGTTTGGGCCTTTATGGCCGCCTCGTGACGGCGGATTTCCGCGAGGTGGACCTTCTCGCGGGCCTTGGCGACCTTGGCGGCGGCCTGATACGCGCCCAGGGCCACCGACCGCGAGTCATAGATGTCCCAGGCCCGGAACCCGGCCCTGGCCGCGAAGAACACGGCCACGGCGGCGACAACGTAAATCAATGGTTTCTTCATCGTCTCCCCCGCATCTTGATTCTCTCGGACGGATGCTTCCCGGCCTCTTCCCACCACTTGACGATTTCATCGTGGGTCGGGCGGGCGATCCATTTCTCGAACTTGTCGTAGTATTCCGGCATGACGGTCTCCTCGAAAACGCGCCATTCCTGCTCGGCGACCTCCGGCGAGACGGTCATGTATCGCCGCTTGTAGTTGGCGACCTGCTCGGCGACAAAGCTGTTCCATTGGGCGGCCGTCCGAAGCTCGCTGTATCCCTTGGAGAACTTGGCTACGGTAATCCGCGCCAACGGGTTGAGCGACGCCCCCCACTTCGCCAGGGCATGGACCAGGGATTTGCGGCGATGGGCTATCCATTTCAGGTCTTTGTCCTCGAAGGATTTGGATGCGTCGGCGGCGGCCGTGCTGGCGAGTTCCCAGAGCCCGGCGATGTCCGATGCCGTCGGGCCGCCTAAAAATCCAACCGCCCCCTTGACCCCGCGTCTGGTTGCTAGAATGGCGTCGAGCGCGATCCCAAGCGCCCCCGCATTTGCCGCCCAAAACGCCATTTTCGCCGGCAAAGGTTTTCCCTCTATCAGGGACGAATACAGGTCCAGGCCAAACATCTTGTAAATTTGGTCCTTGGCCTCCGTGACGAAATACCCCGCCAGCGGAATCATCACCATCATCTTCGCCAGATTTGTCGGCATCCCCTCCCGGCCCCCCGACACCACAAACTTAGCGACCTCCTTGAGGCCGTCCCGGTAAATGAAGGCCGTCTGGTTGTAGGCAAAGTTTTTGAACTGTACGAGCGTTTGCATGATGGGATGTGTCCACGAGGCGGGCTTTGCGAAGGCATCGGCCGCGAATTGCGTCAGGCGACGGGCATGGAACCCCGCGTCGGCGATGGCCTGGGCGTCCACCGTGTCCCAGGCCCCGCTTTTGATGAGCGCGTCTATCTTGGCGTCCGTGAAGCCGAGCCGCCGCAACTGATCACGCCATGCCGGGGCACGCCACGCCTTGTCCCCGTGTTCGGCGAGCTTCTTCCCGTAATGTTTAGCGGTCGCCCGCCCGGCCATGGCCGACCACAGGGCGTTGAACAACTCGGTTCCCGTGAACCCGACGCCCTTGAGGAAGTATCTTGTCATCGTGTCGACGCCGCGTTGGGACGTGACATGGGCGAACTTTCCGGCCTCAAGGTGCGGGGCCGCGCCCGTGGCCGCGAACGCCGCCCGCGCCGCTTTGTCAAAGGGAACCTTGAGCGTCCGCCACAGCGTCTCGGGAATCGTCGCGGCCGGTTGGGTCGTCACGGAGTTCGTCAAAAACTGCGTGAGGTTCGGAATCCCGGCAAACGTCAGCTTGATGATTTGCCCCTGCCGAATGTATCTCAGGGCTTTATCTATAGCCGGCGCAACCGGCGGCCGGGCGATATTCCTAAACAAATTCTTGACATACGCCTGATTATTCGGATTCTCCATGTTGGTGAGGGCATCCGCGACTTTTTGCGGGACCTGCTCACCCTTGAAGTGGGCGTCGTTGCCGAAGTTTTTAATCCATGAGATTCGTTCGGCCGCCCGGTCGAGATATTCAATCCACACGTCCGAACCATGGCGCGGTTCCAGCGGGAACGGCTCTCCCGGATGGAGCTTGCTCCACTTCTCCAAGAGCCGGGCCAGCGCCGCATCGCTCAACAACCGGGGGGATTCCAGGTGTCCGTATGGCCTGGATTTCATGTCCGCCCTGGCGTTGCTGAAGTAATTTCTGGCCTGTTCCATCGCCCGCACGGGGTCTTTCTCGTGGCCGAACTTTTCCTTGGCAATCTCCTCGATGATGGCATCCTTGAAATGGGAGAACTTCGGGTCTTTCAGAAACGCCCAGAGATTCTTGTATGCCCTGGGAACGTATGTTTCTCCGAGGCCGACCCATTCATCGCCGTCGGACCCCTTGACCCCGGCTTCTTTGGCTAAGTCGGCATACTTTTTTGTCAGCCCCCGCATGATGTCCACGGCCGCTTTTTCGTGGACGTTTGCCGGTTTTATTCTCCCCTCGATGAGGGCGTCAAGCCGCTCGACAATTCTGCCGTCCGTCTGCCGCCGAAGGGCGGTTTTCTGGAGGATGTTCGGTCGCACGGACTTTCTCATAAGCGCGTGGGCTTCCTTGTAAACAAGGTGCGCCCTCTGGGAAAGTTGGGTGTGGTCCTTGATGCTGTTGATGGCCGCATCCGCCAGTCCGTTTCCGGCCGCCCCCATCCGGCGAAGATTCGTTTCCGCCTTGTAGAGCGGGACCCACATTTTCTCGCGGCTTTCGGTGGCCTTTCTGACAATGGCCGCGCTGGCCTCCGCCGATGATGCGTCCGGCGCGATGCCGAGGGTCTTTTCAAAATACCTGTCCGCCGCGTCGAGCGACTTGCGGAGTCCACGGGCGGCCTGCTCGACCGGCAAACCGACGCTCATGGTTATGCCGCCCTCGGGTTCCTCGCCGCGAACCTTGGGGAGCGCGTCCTTGATGTCTTTGACCGCCGGAAGGTCGGTCTTTCTTGGCTCCGGCTGGTTGATGGCCGCACCTTTTCTGGACACCTTGCTCAAGGGCATGATGACGGCAACGGGCTTGTCGCCGCGATATATCACCGCCGCCTTGTCCGGGGTTGACCCCATGACCCGGTCCCCGCCGACCGCCGTCATCACGTCACCGAATAAAGCGGAGTTGAAGGTGATGTCTTGCCCCGTCTCGGCGTTTTTGAATATCAGGTTGGCGTGCTTTTTGTCGCCGGACTCGATCGTGTCGGGTCGGAGTTCCGCCCTCGCCCCCTTAGCGGCGTCGGCAAATATTTCCCCGGCCTTCCCCCGCATACTACCGATTTCGGGGACTGCGGATTTCACCTTGCTCTTGCCGATGTCCGCCTTCTTGACAAGGTAAGACCCATCGCTTAAATAATCGCCCTCGGCCCTTTTTATTTCCAGCGTCGGCGTCCCGCTTCTTCGTATCTGTTCCAAGGAGTGGAACCTTCCGGGACCCATGTTTTCATAACCCCCACCGAGATACGGCGCGTCTATGGGGACGCGGGCCTTGGACGGAAGCGACGGTCGTCCCGGCGTTAGTCGAGTTGTCGGCCATTTCTTGACAGCTTCCTCGAACAACCCCATCGCCCGCTTGGTGTTGTAAACCAAAAACTGTCCGTCCCCCGGAACATCAAACAGAACCTTGTTTTTGGCGTCGGCAATCCACTCGTCGTATCTGTCTATGGGGATGTCATCAACGGCCTTTTCCTTGGCGGCCCGGACTTTTTCCTCAAGCCACCGCTTCTGCTCGGCCGGGTTCATCAACTTTTCCCGGCTTTCCCCGATGCGCTTGAACCCGCTGTCGGCGGCTTCCTTTGGGGTCACCGTGTCGGCCGGGAGAGCCTCGGCAACGGGGGCTTGTTCTGGCGCGGCCGCTCTTGCGGCGCGAGACTTGCTGAGGGCGTCCATCAGCAGGCTCCGGTCGACGTCGCTCACTTTTTTGCCGCGAACCATCCCCTCTATCGCCTTCTCCAACTTCCCGACCGAGGCCGTGTCCCCCGCCGCCGTCCGCTCCTCCAACTGCCGAAGGACCTTTTCGGCGGCCGTGGTGGATGGCGACCGGAGGATGCGCCGATCAGATATAACATCGTCCGCCTTACCCAAGATAAAATATTCGCGCCCCGATTTCGTTTTGATAACATCGGCGTTGTGGGGCACGTCCTCTAACTCTAACGCGGCACTTGCAAACTTCTCCGTTACATGGGGCCTCTTCGGGGAAATCCGGGCAACTTCCACTATCGGTTCTCCGCCCTTGGCGGCAACTCGGGCCTCTGCTGTCGATTGGGCATATTTCGGGTCCTCTGACCACCATGCCGCCTCGCCAGGTTCTTTGCTTGAATATCCCCGATAAACGGTTCTTGGTGCCGTGTCCGACACAGCCGGGGACGTGACCGGCTTCGGTTCGGCCGCCGTGGGCGGCGGCGTTGGTTTGGCCTCCGGGACGACTTCCTTGGTGGCGGTCGGCGGCATCGCCTTCTTCCCAGACACAACCTCCATCAAGTCCGGTCTGACCGTCAGACCTTCGGGTCCGATGATTTGCGGGATTCGCTGTTCCGCCACCGGACTCTCGGAAACAACCTTCTCCATGAATTGCGCCGTCTCGTCCTTGATCTTCAGTCCGCCGCGCTTCGCTTCCTCGCGAACCCGCAAAATATCGTTCGCCGTCACCCCGCCGCGCTTCCGCTTCCATGAAAACCACGAGAACAACGCCTCGTTGAACACATCATTGACAAATTGGTCGGACTCCTCAGCCCCCATCATCCCCTTTGTTTTGATGGCCTGTTCGATGGACCCGACGATCCGCTTCATTGTCTCCGGGTCGTATTGGCTCACAGCATAAGCCAGCCCCCGTGTCCCAAATTGACGGATGATCTGGTTGACGAGCGGCCCGACCTTGGGGAGTTGGACGAGCTTCGGCAGGGCGAACGCGGCCCCCAACAACGCCCCGCCCCCGGCCCGATTGAACATATCCTCAAGCTCGGGGCTGTCATCGGCCAAGAGACTCATCGTCCCGAGGGCGACGACTTCACTGCCGACCCTCCCGGCGGCCAGGGGGATGCCGACCTTGCCGGTTGCCCGCGCCAGGCCGGCCTCGATGGCCCGACCAGCCTTGCCGCCTGCGAGCTTCCCCGTCTTGCCCGGTATGCCCTTCCCGGAGACGAAGCCGCCGAAATGCCCGACGGCCTCCATCGCCGGTTGAAGGATATGTCCGGTTCGCGGGGCCTCCGGAATCTCCGGCATGACATCGAGTTGTTGCGCCCCCTCCGGCGCGGCCGTCGCATAGGGATTGAATTTCTGCGCGACGTTCTGCGCCAACCTCAGTGGGGCGCCGAGTGCCGTGTCGACGAAATTCCGAATGAGTCCGTATGTGCTTGCGGCCGCCACGTAAAGCGGGGAGGCGTTGTCTTTTACGCCGCGCTCCCTTCGTTTGGCCCACGGCGCGGCCCATCGCTCCTGGGGTTCTTCCTCGTCGAGACCGATGTCGGGAAGTTCTCTCTCGTCGAGGCCGATGTCGGGCAAGGCGACGGGCTTCTGTGGCTTGGGGGCCGCGATGTTCATTTTTTCTTGCCCCGAAGATACGCCGCGATAGCGGCTTCGTCCACCTTGCCGGGGAATTTTGCTCTGTACTTCGTGATAATCTCGTCATACGACGACTTGGGGAATTTCTTCTTATACCGCTCCAGGAGTTCCGGCGTCAAAATCTCGGCCCCTGCCTGACTGTCGAGGCTGGGCTGTCCGGTCTGACGGTCGGACGCGGGCGGGGCGACCTGCGGGGTCGGCGCGGGCGCGGTTTGCGGTATATCTTGCGGTGGCAGTTCCCCCTTCATGGCCTTCCTGAAGAATCCCTCGCCGCCAACACCGAGATTGGCAACCCTAGTGGTATCGGACAAACCCTTGATTTTTGCCCGCAAATCATTATCCCACGGCCCGTAGGCCAACTCCGCGCCGAGACGTCCAACCTCCCCCTGCGCGGCCTTGATGTTGTTTATCTGCCTCTCGATTTCCGTCCGGGCATTCAGGGTCGGGGCTAGCCTGAATTTCGCCTCCAGCGCGGACAGGGACTTCTGATACTGCCCGTTAAGAAACATCAATGTCTTTCTGTCATTAGCCAACTGTTGCGCGGCAACCTTGTCGTCGGACGGACCCACCTTCTCCTTCCTGGCCGCGACGGTCTCGGCCAGCCTGTCCCGCCCGAGCTGATAGGTCTTTTCCCGGAGACCGTAATCCTTCGCCCATTGTTCCCCGGCCCTTTCCTCGCGCCCCGCTTGGCGAGACTCCGCCGCCTCGCGCAACCCAAGCCCCATCATTTGATACCGCTTCGCCCAGTCCTGCTCGCCCTGCTTGTTCTCCCATTCCCGTTGCGCCCATTCCTCCTCGCGTTGTTTGCCCGCGAGATTTATAATCATGTTGATGATGTTTTGGGTTCGCTGGTTGCGGATTTGCTCCTGATGGGACGCCCATTCCGCCGGACCCCCGCCCACTCCGTAATAAGCCATCTCGCCCTCCTCGGGTTACAACAGCCCTTGCGACCGCAGATACGACAAGAACATCTGGAGTTGAGATTCGTCCTGTCCGGGCATCTGCATGGTCATGTTTTGCGGCATGGTGGTCTGCCCGGTCGGTGCGCCCGGTGTCGGCATCCCCGGCGCCAAGGGTTTCTGCCCGCCGCCCATGAACTTCTTCAACAGCAACATCTGGATGATGTTCTGCGCCGCCCCGGAAATCCCGGCCCCAAAATCCGGCCCCTTCATGTATGGGTTGTAAAAACTCATCTCACCCTCCTCTTATAACAGAAACAGAAACGGCAGAATGCTCGTTATGCCGGACAGAAGTTGCGTCCCGGCTCCGGGGGTGTACTGTTGCGGCGTCCCCTGCCCCGTCGCCATCTGGTAGATGTATTGGAGCCACGGGTTGTTCTCCGGGGCCATCCGCATCGCCGACCCGAACAGTTTGTCCAGCGTGCTTTGGCCCGTGGCCTGCATCTGCCCACCGAGGCCCATCGCCGTCTGCGCCGCCGTCATCGGCAACTGCGCGTACATCGACCCCAGATTGCCGAGTTGCCCGGCGGCCGTCATCCCCCGGTCCTTGGCCGACTCCGTGAGTCCGGCCGTCCCGGACCCCAACTGATACAGTTGATTGACGGCCTGCTGTTGCCGCGCCCTCGCGGCCTCCTCGGCCCCAAGCTCTTGGGCCGTCCACTGCTGGCCCAACTCCGCCATCCGCCGCGACGAGATGTCCTGGGCCGTCCTTCCGAGGACGGACGACCAGCGCGTCCCGCCCAATCCGGCCTGCTCGGAAGCCTGCTTGATCGCGTCATTGATGTCGTATTGCGTCTGCTGTTTGGCGGCCTGATACCACGGGGACCAGCTTGTCGGCATCCCCGTCGCCCCCATTTGCGTTGCCAGCGTCGTCGCGTCTTGCCATTGAGAGGGAACGTCGGTTGGGAGTCCCCCGGCAAACTGCGAGAAAACGTCTGACGCCTGCCCCCACTGCCACGGGTAATTTTGAAACCCGCCCAAGTCCGAGTATTGATCCCAGTCGCCCATTGTCGTTCCCCCCTGGTTTCCCGTATTCGGCCCTCCGGCCCCGATGTAAAGAGGCCCCGGAGCATTTATCCATTGTCGGTTGGACTCATCCCATTCGTATCCGCTGTCCCGCCATTCCTGGTCGGTCTTGTAGTCCGGGTAGTAGTGCCGCCAATCATACTCGGTCTGCGGCGTGAAATTCCACCCGTAAAACTGCTCGTCCGAGACCGGCCCGGACGCGCCGCGATACAGGTTTCTCACCGCATCGGGGTCCTGCCAGCCCCAATAATCGTTCCACGTGACCCCCCCGGCCCAATCCGGGGACCTCCACCACGTTTGCCCGACATTGGGGATTTCGTTCATGCCGGGGTAAAACAGCTGGTACCCGCCCGACAGGTCCGGCTTGAAGCCGCTCGATGCGGTCGATGTCCCCTGGCTCGACACGGTTTTGGGGGAATAATAATCCTTGAGGTCAGATGTGTCCATCATTCGGCACCTCCCCGGCGAACGGGTTCTTCACGGCCTTAAAAAAATCGAATTGCCCCCTGGACGACTCGAAGTTTTTCATGGCGTCCCCGAAGGCCGTTTTCATGTCCCCTCCCGGCAGGCGCATGAATCTCAACAAGCCGGTTTGGGTCGGATTTCGCGGCCAAACGTTCTCGAACTTGGAAAGACCCTTGAGCTTCATCGGTTCATCAGGAACGGCAAAAGGTTTGCCAGGGTCGTGAATTGCTGATTTTTGGGGGCATACGGAGACATCTGCGGAATCGCCCCCGGATCAGGCCCCGGCCCAGGCGTAGGCCCAGGCGTAGGCCCAGGATTCGGCGCACCGCCTACTGGGTCCCACGGCCCAGGCCCACCCTCTGGCGGAGTCGTCGGGACGCCGGTTATCGGACCCGTATTTATGCCCCCGCCCCCGCCGGACATCGGAGCCGACATACCCCGAGACGGCTGGTATCCCCGCCCGTAGAGATAGTTCGACATGATGTTCGCCCCCTGAAGCTGGAGCGGGTCGAACCCGTAGGCCACCTGCCCCCCATACGGCGTCGCCCCCTGGCCCATTTTTCCGCTCAACGACGCAATCAACTGCCGCCGAAGCTGGGCCACGTCTTGCGGGACGCCTGCCGTAAACTGAATGTCGCTGTTTCCTGCGCCCATCACTCACCTCCAAAACACTTCCCCAACAGGGTAACGTCTTTCAGTTCCCCGTCGCGGATGAAAGAATTGAACTTCACCCCTTCGGTCTCGAACCCAACCATGCGGGCCAGCCGCGCCGACTCCGCCGAGGCCGTCTCCGACTCCATCTTGCGGAGCGAGTGCCGCACCGCGACATCATCCATCAACGCCCGCGCCTCGCGGACCACGTCCGGCCCCCAGAACGATGTCCCCCAAATGACCAACATGACCGTGCATTTCAGGCCGGGGCGAATGTCCCAAAACACCAGCACCCCGTCCCCCGCCAAGTCATACCCCTCCCACAGCGTCAGCCCCCCGTGGCACATCCAGGCCAACCTGTTCAGGACCGACCACTCGTCGCGCTCCTCGTCGGAGACGTGGAGCTTGTCCGGCCGCATCATCTCCGAGACAATCCGCCGGAACACCTCCGGCGTCAAGTCCAACGGTCGGATTTTCACCATTCCAGCCCCTGGACAAAAAGCGGCGTCGGGCGCGGCGAAACGCGGTAGGCATTGTCGATGTGAATGAACGTCTGCCCGGCGTCCGAATACTTTTTCCACCCCATGCGGAGAATCGGGAACAATCTCCGCACAATGTCACGGAGGCGCATCATATCCGACCCGACCTCCATGTCCAGGGCCAGCCCGAAAAGATGGGCTGACAGCGGGCTTCCCCCAACGGCCGCGTTGCGCCGCTCGCACCGATACCCGCTGTTGATGATGATGGGCCGCCCAAACTCCTCCCGAATCGCGGCAAACTTCCCGAAGATGTCCGCGTAGATGTCCGGCATATCGTCCCCGAACCGGAAGTCCGGGGGATACCCGCCGCAACACCGACAGCGATATTCAGCCTTCGTGATGTATTTGCTTATCATGGTTGAACCCCAAAATGGCCGAGACGACGACATCCGACGAGACGAATGCCTTGACGTTCATCTTCGCCGTTTCCCAGATGTCGAATTGGTTTGCCCGCAAAAACTCCCGCCCCTTCAGTAAATTCACGTTCTCCCGATGACCGAATATCTCCGGGTCGGATTGGCCCCAAATGACCACGCCCGGCTTGCCGACAGACCACGCCAGGTGCTGGAAAAAATTGTCCACGGAGGCCCAGGTGTCGCACCATTTCAGAAGTTCTCGGAGTTCGTCAAGGCGCAAATTTGGACGAAAATCCGTGACAAGCCCCAGCTCCCCGACGACGCCGACCTGGACGATTTCGTGGCCCGCCAGCTTTTGGGTAACATTGTCCCAAAATGGGTAATTTTTTGGGTTTTCGTTCCCGTTCCGAAGCCTCCGGCTGTAGGGGGAGATGATGATTTTCATAGATACAGCCCCCTGTAGGCGTCCACAAGCGGCCTGTTCCACGCCCGGTCGGCCATCCATTTATAGACGTTGTGCGTCTCCGGGTCGGCCCCCATCATCTTCCCGCACTCCAGGCTCACGCACTCGACGGCCATTCCCCCGAACACCTCCGGGTAGCAACAGGCCACGACAAGCTTCTTGTGCCGCGCCAAAAGCTCTGGGACCAGCGTCGAAAACACGATGTGGTCCCCAAGCCCGGAGTCCAGATAGACGAGCTTCCCGTCCGTCCCCCGCCCCCACTCGGCCATCTTGAGCCGGAACACGCCCTCGTCATGGTCCCAATTCCGACGGTCGGAATGGGAGCGTATCCCGCCCTCTGGGTTGCGGAGATGCCAGGTCACGGCCCGCGGCTCGTAGATGAGACGTTTGCCGCGCCGGAAAATCTCGTGCGTGAAAATCGTTTCCTCGCGGTGGGCGGCGGGCGACAACCGGGAGTCGTAATCAACAATCCCCGGCCGGTAGAGAAACGTGCTGTGGAGATGTTCAACGTCCATCCGTTGGCCGACCCGCCATTGGGGGGATGGAAGCCCAGGCTCCGTGATCTTCCCGACGCTCGGCGGCCCGTCCGGCATCCCCGGCACGAGACACGGCCCGCCGACAGCCCCAACGCCGTCCCCCATATCCCGTAACAATATCTCCAGAACGTCCGGCTCCGGAATCTCGTCGTCGTCCACGCGCCAGACAAACGCAGCCCCCATGCCCTGGGAGATTTGATGGCCTCGGTGCTGGCCGGAACCGTCCCCAAACACGACCTCCCAAGAGATACCCTTCCTCTCGGCGAGCATGAACAGGCTCCGGTAGATGGGGATTTCGCGCAAATCACGGTGGTCCCCGTCGTCGTAGATGACCACCCTATCGGGAGGGCGGGTCTGGTTTATGACGGCGGCCAACGTCAGCGGAAGGGTCGTCTCGTAACGCCCCCGCGTCGGGACAAAACACAGCACCTCCGGCTCGCCCCAACTCATCAGCAGTATCGTCTCCGGCCCCATCGGATGCGTCGCTATTTCCCCGCCAGCCGAAATGTATCTTGCCTTGAATCCAGGGAAACTATCCGGCACAAGATGGGAGAGCTTGTGCCACGAGACCCACAGCGGCGTCTCGTCGTAAGGGCACGTCGCCAGCAGGCACCGGCAGTGGTTCTTCAGCTTTTGCGCCAACTCCCGCCCGTTGTCCAAATGCTCCAGGACCTCGAAGGCGATGATGGTGTCATATTGCCCATAGTCATAGGCGTTGATGTCGGCCACCTCGAAATGGTCCCCAAACTGACGTCTGGCATATTCGATGACAGCCGGGTCCTTGTCGATGCCGTGGTAGTCAACGTCCTTCAGAAACCGGAGGGCGTAGCCGGAGGAACAGCCGATTTCCAGGACTTTCCGTCCGACGATTCGTTTCGCGGCCCATTCGTACCTGGCCCGTTCGCGGGGCGGCGCGTCGTCGGCGGCCCCGATGACGGCCCGCTCACAATAGTTCGACAGCCGCCACTTCTTGTTGTATTTCTCCAGAAGTTTTTGCGCGTTCTTCTTGAACGTTTCCTCCCATCCGGGGAGATGGGCGACGGTCGCCTCGCCCTTGTGGTAGATGGGGAAGTCCCCGATGACAAGCCCGCCCTCGGGACGGGTCGGCCCGACTGTGGCCGTGACGACCTTGAAGCCCGCTTGTTCGGCCCGGATACAGAAGTCCGTGTCCTCCCCGGCCCCCGGATTGAACGACTCGTCGAGATAGCCGATGGCGTCGAACACGGCCCGGCGGATCATCACGCAGAAAAACACCAGGAAGTTCGCATCCGCCGGGGCGGAATATCCGTAGAGCGGCCCCGTCAGTCCGACCGTCGGACTCGAAAACGGGGCCAAAAGCTGGTCCAGCCAGCGGTTGACGGGCTGTTCCAACAGCAGACAGTCGTCGTTCAGGAGGACGATGTAATCCCCGGTCGAGTTCTTCACGCCGACGTTGACGGCCCCGGCGTATCCCAGGGGTTCCGGCGACTCGATGAGCCGGATGCCCGGAAGATTTCTGAGGGCCGCGACCTTCGGCGGCGGAGACCCGTTGGCGACGACGATGATCTCGGCCCCGGAGGTGTATTGGAACACAGACCGCAGGCACGGCATAACGTCGTGGGTGTAGGTCGGGATGACGATTGAGATTTTCATCAATGCTCCAGGTTGTCGTATTGGGCCGTGTCCGTCCCCGCGTCGTTCACGGCGATGTCGAGTTGGTTCCCGTGTATCAAGGTCTGGTTGCTCCCGGCCCCGACCGTGATGTCATACCCCGCCCCGTTTGTCCCCAGGAATATATTCCCCTCGATGATGCTGTTTTGGGATGCGTTGCTCCAGACGCAACTTGATCCCCCAACCCCCCCATCCCGGAAGATGAGGCCGCCAACGATGCAATAGTCCGCGTCCGCCCCGGACCCGGAGTCGATGACGACCCCATTGGCGTTCTTCCCCTCTAGGTTGATTGTCCCGTTTCTAACGATGGTCCCCGGCATACGAAGAAAAATGACGTGGGTGGATTCCACGAGGGGGGAGTCGCCCTCCCATGCCCCCTCCCCGATGTCCGTATAAATCCCGTCGAACGTATGATACCCGCTGTTTTCCGTCCCGGAAGCCGTATCTTCCCAGATAGCGTATTCGGCGTTTTCCGCGATTCCGATGTTCTTGAAGTGGCAGGCGAACGATTTGTACCCCAGGACAAACCCGTATCTCCCATACGAGGCATGGCAGTTCGTCACGTAAATGCCCTCGCAACCATGTTTCGTCGCGTCTTTGATAAGGGCGTCTGATGCCTTGGTGAGATGGAAGTTCTTTTCATACCACCAGGCGACGGAATTGACGATCTCGCCGCCCATGCACGACTGGAACCTAAAGCCGGTGTTTGTCGGCAAAACGCCAGCCCGAACAAACGAGTTGGATTCTTTTCTAAGGCGGCAGTTGTCGATGAGAAATTCTCGACAATCGATCAGGTCTACGCCCACCTCCCAGTTGTTTCCGACGGATGCCCCGTAAGTCAACTGAATGTCCCGCAGGGTGACCATTGGTTGATTGTGGGACATTCCGGAATTACCCCAGACCATTATACCACATAACCCCGCCCCGGACGAGTTCACGTCATAGACCATCGTGAACCCTTGGAGGAGGACATGGCAACTCCGGTAGGCCGCGTCGGCGGTGCTTTTGGTGATTCCGTCGACGGCGGCGGTAAACCGAATGACCGTCCCGGACAGGGTGGCGTTGTCGTATCCGTATCCCCCGCTTCCCTGTCCGACAATGCCGTAATTGTTGACCGTCGCGGGGATTGTCACGGGGACCGTTTGCGTGTATGTCCCCGCCTGAAGAACGAGCGTATCGCCGTCCTGCATGGCGGCGGCGGCGGCCGAGAGCGTGTTCGTCCCCGGCAGGACCGCACGGACAAACGAATGTACCGTGGATTTCATCCCATCCGACAAAACGGACGGAAGATAAACATTCCCCAAGGCCGTCAGGTAAACGTCCTTATCCGTCTTGCCGGACGAATAGTGCGTGTTCGGCCCGATGACATTGTTGGAGCTATTCACGCTCACGTCGCAAGTGGTGAAATGGATGAGCGTGTTTTCCTTGATGACATTATGTTCGTTGTTCGCCCCGACGTAGATGCCGGTGGATGCGGCCCCGCCCCCGGCCCGCAGATAGTTCCCGGTGATTGTTGAGCCGACCGACGTTGCCCCGACGATGGCGGCAATATAAATACCGTAGGCGGTCCCCGTTCCGGCTGTGTAGATGTAGTTCCCGATGAGTTTTATGCCGCTGGCCCCGCCCGAAATATAAACCCCCGTGACATCCGCCCCGTCGATGATACAGTTGTTGAAGAACGTCCACGGGGCTGTCTCCAGGCGAACCGCCGTTTCGCCGCCAAACATGAGGCAGTTCCCGAATGTGATGCCCTCCGGGTCGTATGAGCCATCCGTAGCGACTTTGACGGAATATGTCCCCGCGCTCGTCAAAACGCTCTGGAGACTGCATCCCGTCCATTGAATATTAACGCTCTGCCCCGTGACGCTGACCCCGTACCTCCCCTCTGACACGGTCACGCCGACAAACGACGATTCCCAACAATAGCTGATGTCCATTCCGAGGTTGAACCCGTAGACCCAGATGTTCTTCATGAAGATGTGCGCCCACGGTGCGCCATAAACCGCATTCAGCGTAATCCCGGTCCCGGTCTTGTCTCCGTCGCCATCCCAGAGTATGAACCCTTCCAGGCTGATTTGGTGGTAGTTGAGGTCAAGGCCGTTGCATCCGTAGAACTTCAGAATGGTGGAAGAACGGTCCTCTCCGAGAATCGTGCATATCCCATCAACGTCAATTTCCGATGTGAGCTTATATGTCCCCGTCGGGAAATAGACGCATCCGCCGTCTACAATCGCGGCATCAACCGCATCTTGGACGGCCGAGGTGTCGTCCGTGACGCCATCCCCGACAGCCCCATAGGTCTTGACGTTGTACCACGGGGGGTCGCCCTTCGCGCCGGTCGCCCCAGGCGCACCAACCAGCCCGGACCAACCAGACCATCCGGATAATCCAGACCACCCAGACCACCCAGATACCCCGGACCACCCGGACCTCCCGGACCACCCAGACAATCCAGACCATCCGGACCAACCGGACATTCCCGAATAGCCGCTCGTCCCCTCGCCCGAATAGCCGGACACCCCGGAGCCGGACCAACCGGAGAGGCCGGACCACCCGGACATCCCGCTGTAGCCGGACCTTCCGCTGTAGCCGGATGTCCCCGGCGCACCCGTCCCGACCGTGTACCAGCCCGTATTGTCCTCGTTCCGGACATAGACGGTCCCGTCGTCCGTGTCCAGCCAAATCAGGCCCGGAACGGGGTCCGGCGGCTCATCCGACTCCAGCCGGATTTTCAGCCGCGAAATGTCAATCAGCCGGTTTGTCTCGACGAGATTCAGCGTGGAATACAATGCCTGGAGATAGGACACCACGCCGTCCAACGCCGCCGGGGGCGACGGAAGCATGATGAACCCGGTCCCATATTCCATTAGCTCACGGCCTCTCCCATGACCTCGACCTGGACATCAAGCCCCAGAAGCTGGAACTCCTTGTCGGGCGACGGCCACTCGACCCGAAAGACGAAATACTGCCCCGTCATGGGGACAATCCAGAACGTATGTTGTCCGACGGTCAGACTGCCGGTTCCGACCTGCGCCGAGTAGCTTGTGAACGTCGCCCCGCCATCATTGGAGACGCCGAGAATGACCGGCGTGGAAGCCGTCAGGTCGTTATACGTCAAGTCCACCTTGTAAAGCGTTTTCCACCGGTCGTGAAGGTCCGGGCGAAGCTCCGAAAAGTCCACGGTCTTGCTCGTCCACGACGAGAGAATCGAGGCCCCATTGTCGCTTAAAAGCCCGTTGTCATAAACATAAACGTTCCCGTCGCTCGAACCCCAATAGAACGTATAGAGGGAACGGACGGTCTGCGTGGACGTGATGGAATCCGTCACGGCGCAGGTGTCCAGAATCGTTGTCACGTAGGTGGCCCGGCTCGTAACCGAATCCGAGACATCGCAAATATCGGTTACATCCGTAACCTTTGCGGATACGGACGTCACGGCATCCGTCACGGCGCACTCGTCGGAACATTCCGTCTCGAATTGGCCGACGGAGACATCGCTTGTAAAGTCGCTGTATTTGTCGCCGGGCGGGTAAGAGTCGGACCATCCCCGGACCTTGAACGACGAGCGTGTGTCGTTCGGAGCCTCCCAGATGTATTTCGACTCCGGGCTTCCCACAAGCTCCTCGGCCAGGAAATACCCGCTCCCCCAATCCCGCCAAACCTCTACCGTGTCATAGGTCTCCCCGTTCGTCCACGTCAGCAGGATGCCGGACCCGTCTGCCGCCGCCACAAGATTCGTCGGTGCAGTAGCCATGTCACAAGGCCCCCCGTCCAAATGCCGTCATGTCGTCCGGGAACTCATACGTATACCATTCATTATGCTTGTAGTTATAGACGAAGGCGTATTTCCCGGCCAGCGTCGAGGCCGTCCAGAGCAACTCGTTCCGCAACGGGTCGTGCGCCCCCCAGACGTTCTCGACGGCCGTGACCGGCGTGATGTCGAAAAATTTGGTCCGGATTTTCTCACCGATGGGGATGGGCGTATCGCCGTTCATCATGTAGAAATCGTCCCGGCCGACAAAGGCGTTCGTCCCCATGAACTCGATGATGGAATACGGGGCGGCGCAACCGATGCCCCGCCTCTGGGCCACGAGCGTTATCGGGTTCGTGGCGACCCCCGTCCGCGTATAGACGTGGATGTTATCCCGCTTGTAAATGACGAGATACGTGCCGACCTTGCCGAGGCCCGCCAAGAAGTCCTCCGTCTCGATAAGGTCCAATTCCCCGGCCGTGGAGTCCACCCATGTCGTCGGATCGCCCTCCTTCGACCATCGGATAGACGTCGGCAAGCGTCCCGCAACCGAATCTTCATAGTCCCCTAAAAACAATCGGTTGGCGTATTCTATGCAGAACCGGGCCTTGACCGCATAGGTCGCGTCCAGGTCGGCGGCCGCCCCGGACCCGTTGTAGTATTGGACGTTGACATTCCCGTTCGTGAAGATAAACTTGTCATCGAGAATGGCCGTGGACCATCGTTCGTCGGTCGGGACGGAATAGACGCGGCGGATGATGTAGTTCCCGGTCGTCGTCGCGCCCGCGTAGTTCCCCGAAAGCGTGATGGCCGTCGCCCCGCCGACCGTCTGGATGGTCGCCCAATGTTCGTCCGGCTCGACGTTGGCCGACAAGTCGGCGGCCATGATGAACTTGTCCCCGGCCTTGGCGTTCGTGTCCCACGCTGTTCCGTTTCCCGTGACGTTCGCGCCCGAAACCCCTGAGACTGTACCCGTTGTGTAAGTTTTCGTCACATACGAGAACGTCTCCCCGGTCCCCGTCTCCTTTTTGGCGAGGTCCGTGTCCGTCAAATAGAGCGTGTATCTCGACCCGACAAGGGTCTGAAAGAGATGGACCCCATAGATAAACCGCCCCACGGCCCGGTCAATCAAATACCCCGGTCGTTTCTTAAAAGATTTCTGCTCGATTCTGCCGTTGGACGCCCACGGGGAAAACCCCGGCGTCATGAAAAGCGACGGGCTTTCCGTGGATACGGCATGGGAAATCGGCTTCAGCGGGTACGTCAGCCGCATTTTCCATCTCCGTCACGCCGTCGCCGGGAACTTGATCTTATAGATGAGCGTATGGGAATCGCCGCTGTCGAGGACTTTTTCCGACGTAAGCTTCGTCCGCGCCAGCATGATTCCGGCCGATGCGTCGTTGAACACCCCGACCTCCTTGACCGTCTTGGACCCGCTGGCCGTCCATGTTTTCGCAAACTGTACCGTGTCGTTGGCCGTGGTCGTCGTGACGCGGGTCCGCGTGGCGGCGGCCCGCTCAAGGCCGGAGTCCGTGATTTCCGTAACCAGGGCCGTCTGCGCGTTGGAGAACGCCGTCGTCCCCGTCCCGCAGGCAACATACGTAAACGAAACCGGCGTCGAGACGTTCCCGCAGAGATTAGCGAGTTCGGCCGCCCCCGTGACTGTTATGCCCATTTATTCCCCCTCCAGTTTTCGCGTTTCCATCCCCAGGATTCTCCCGACTTCGGGATATTTCGCCGCGACCACGATCAAGGCCGTAAACGCCGCGTTCCGGTCGCGCTCCTCGAAGCTGGCGTTGATGAGTGCCGGGACGCCCCGGTCATGCCAAAGCGTCTCCTCCCACCACCCTTCCAGGTTCAATACGTCGGTTGCCATGTCCCTTGCTCGTCCGGCCGCATGACCTCGCGCCGCGCCTTCTCCTCGTCGTCATAGACGGTCATCAGTTGGGCGATCCGGTTGAAGGCGTCGTCGTGCGAGACCTTGGCCTTGTCGTATTCGTTGTTCCAGAGCCGGGCGAAATAGTGGGCCAACTCCAAGATGATGTCGTCCCACTCGGCCCCGATGGCGGTCACGTCCGTCCCGCCCGACAGGTCGGCCACCAACTTCCGGTAATAGGCCCTGATGGTATGCTCGCCGTCCGGTGTCGGATACAGGTAGATGTACGCGCCGCGACGATGCCACTTGGCCGGTTTGCCGCGAGAGGTCGTCTCGTCCCGGTTCGTCTGCGAGACGTAGTCCCCCCACGACATCCACTCTAAGTGCGTCTTGTTCGTCGCGTCGAAACACTCCCGAACCGTCAGCGCGTCCGACGGCACGGCGACATACGGATACCCGGCCGTCGTCGTTTTGTCCTCGCTTGTCTCCAACTGCGGGAAATACGCGCTTCGACCGGCCTTGGCGACCCGGTCAAGCGACGTCAGGTATCTATACGCCGAATTGACCCACTCCCCGTAATACGGGTCCCAGGCGTCATTGTTGCCCATCCGAAGTTTCAGATGGGCCTTGAAGTTGGTGAACGACTTGGCCCCCATCTACTCCTCCAGCGTGCCGCAAATCTCCGTCTGCTCCAAGAATCGGTGGGTGTCGTAATGATAGCCGCTTCCGGGGTAATCGACCCCGATGCCGCTGTAGAACGGGATGACGACCCGATCCCCCGGCTTGAAGTCAACCACCTTCGGCCCGACCCCCAGAACGGTCCCGACCCGCGATTGCTCGGCGTGTTTGTCGGGCAACCAGATGCCGCCTTTCGTCTGCCGCTCCTCGACAGCTAGAAGCTCGACGAAAATCCTTGTCCCGGCCGGTTTGATTTTCATGCGTTCCTTTCCTCGTCCGCGTCTATCCACGCCTCGTCAAGCCCCTTTTTCGGATATTCCCTCTCGTAGTGTTCGCGGCATAACCATCGTCCATCAATGTTATTGACTTCGCCCTCCGGGTAAAGTCTCCCATTGACCTTGAAAGCCCCGGCCCCGTCAACCGTCAGCATGGCCACCCCGCCGACGCTCCCCGTGACGGCCTCATTGTCGCTGAAGCACGTCCCCTGGAAGGTGTCGTATCCGGTCGGAGTCTCCAGCAGAACCCGCCCGGCGGCGTCTCCGCCCGCGTATGTCCCCGACACAAGATTCGTCTCGACGACCACGCCCGTTGCCCCGGAGGCCGCCCCGGTCAAAGTTTCTCCGACGGTCGGACAAACGGCCCCGGCATCAAAGTCGATGACGACGTTGTATGTCGGCCCGCCGCATCGGTCACATGACCGATAGCGATGGTGGTCATACGCGCTTGTCGGGTATATCTCCATTTTTTGCCCGCCAATTCATGATGCCGTCGGTGATCGTCAGCCCGCCGACGACGAACCCCAAGATGTAAATCATCACCTTGGCGTATTCGATGAACCACTCGACAGCCATTCCCTTGAATAGGGAGACGTAGTAGGCCACGGTCGTCAAGATGATGACGACGGCCGAGGTCGTGGCCCGGCGTCCCCAGGCTTTGTTGCCGTTCATTTCTCCTTTTTCCTGTCCTTCATCCACTTCGGCCTCTGCTTGGCCGAGTATTTGGCGGGGACGATGACGGAGGCTTTCTCCTTCGCCGTGTCGTCCCGTTCTTTTTCGAGTGTTTCTTTTCCCGCATCCCCGAACATCAGGAAGCGGGCGCGGTCGATGACGTTCATTGTCGGACTATCTGTCGAGGGCCTTGACGATCTTGCGGAGGACGGCCTTTACGTCCTGGAGCGACGACGCGGCGTTCACGTCCTCGAGGAGCTTGATCCATGCGGGATGCGTGTCGCGCCAGCGTCGGCGCTCGATGACCGTGAAGGCCGGGTTCCCGGCCTCGTCCGTCCCGGCGGCGTTTTTGTGGCCGGCGGCGATCCACGCCTTGAAGGCTTCGAGTTCGGACGCGCCATCCTTCTGGAACGGGGCGATGTCCGCGTCGGGCCAGAACTCGCGGAGGACTTGGACGTGGAGCTTGTCCTTGTTCGCCTCGAAGTAGGCGACGATGCCGGCGGCGTCGAGGATGGGCGTGTCGGCGTGGTATCGGAGATCCTTGCCGTCGTCGTCGGTGATCGTGAAGAACACGGTCTGCGAGGTTCCGTCAGCGTTGGGGCGGACGGCGTTGACTTTGAGCGTGATTGCCATGATGGGCCTCCTATCGGACGCGGACGGCAAGATAGCGGAACGATGGAATGTCGAACGTACCCGAGCCGGTCGCGTCGAGCGTGTATCGGTAGTCGCCGTTGGCGTTGCATTTTACGGTTGCCATCCCCCGAGATTTCATGTCGTTTGCGAGTCCCGCCGGGCCGAGGAACCGTTGCCAATTCGATGTCCCGTCGTCGAGCGTGATG